TGAGAACTTCGGATTTCGTATTTCTTCGTTCTCCTGTTTCGGGTTCCGTGCCTTGGACTTTTTGGGTATAAGCCGTATTCCAAATGCCTAATGTACGGCAAGTTGTTAGTTAAAAATACAATGTCTCCCAAGCTAAAATTATTTAATGTACTCAAAGATCGAGATAGCGCTTTTGCGCCAGACTTGTCAGTGTCGGTCAACTTTCTCAAATCGGCTTTGTTTATACCTATCAACCAATTATTCCGTGCCCTGCCCGTATCTACCGGTGTCCTACTCATTACTCCAGAGTTTAGTTGATAAACAGTCGCCTTGGCAGCGTCAGCAAGCTTTAGCCCTGTTCGTTCCGCGAAGTCCATGATTTCATTAGAAAAACTCATGCGCGGGCCTGTATTATATAAGCTAAAACGGTGTCCCCTGGCTGTATTTTTTGCACATCAACTATGCCGTATAAGGTGTCGTCATCATAAAGCTTATCGCGAGTTGTCGGTTCGACGGTCGAATCTATTATAATTTTTTTATCATCTTTTTGTACTGCTCCGCCGTCAATCTCCGATATCTTGTACCTCGACTGCACACCCGTTATAGCCGTGTCGGTTTCCGACCTGACCGGCTTGTAACTTGTACCAGCTTCGGTATAGGATCTAATATACATAGTCCGCCCGAATTTCGAAAGGAGACTTGTTGCTATAGCGCTTAGTTGTGTGTAGTCATACGCCATTATAATCTAAATCCTATACTCCCGCCCGTTGACTTTAGGTATGGCGCAAGCAGAGCATTTAGCTCTCTAAACCTTTTACTCTCTGCTGCGTTATCCATATACTCAACTTCGATGTCTGCCACTTTTTCGCGCTTAACTGCACGGCCTACTGTTTCCCATAAATTCTCGCCGGAATCGATCAGGATTGCAGCAACGATTTGTGCCTTTTCAATCTTGGGAGGCACCGTATCGGCGGTTGCTTGATCGGTCGGCGATCGCGGAAACTCAAGGGCCTGATCCTCATCGTACTTATCGCCAGAAAATATTTGAGTCTCGATATAATCCATTGCTGCAATTAGCAATTCGCTCGCCTCACCAGAGATTGCTATGCCCCTATCGGTTGCGTACGTTTGTAGCCCCGCCTCCGTTACATAGGAATTAGTACCCACTGTTATTGTCGCCATAATTGCCTACAAATAGTTGTTGTTGATCAAAATCATACTTATAGTAGATGTTACCGCCGTATTGTTAACTGATACGGCGGAACATTCAATAGCAAAATCTGTTTTTTCCGGTAAAAATACCGGTAACGTGCAACACTGCGGATTAGAGCTTGTGCCTGTGCTGATCAAATAGCTAGGCCCGACTCGCCTAAAAACCTCGCCGTATGCCCGTATCCGCCAAAAAGTTTCCGCGGTGCCTGTCGTGCTTTTTAAAAAAGAGTTATTTATCCCGGCAACAAGGGCGCTGTATCCGGCCGGTACAGTATACACGATCATCTGAGTCTGATTAAAACCGACTTTGATTTTTGCTCTTATATCATCTGTGTCGTCTGGCACACCGCTCGTAACATCTGCGCCGTTAACGTAAATATAAATATCACCGACGTAATCTGTCGCGCCATTATTATAAGCGTAATACACACGAATCAGATTGATATCGATCGAAACAGTGTCCTGGCCGGACAGTGATACTTCCTGCACGATATTTGTATAATCGCTTTTAAGCCCGTATACAATTAGTGTTCCGGTGTCCGCGCTTGACGAACTCGACACGCTGCCGATATCGGCTGTTTCCGAAAAAATATATTGTGTGCCTACGTCCCACAAGTCTATCGGCGTGTCCCCAATTCCAATATCTGAAGCTGTCCCCACTAAATCGAATGTAGAGTGTCCCGACATCTTTCCGAGCGCAATCCAAAGCCCGATGTCAGATGATCTCGGATCAAGATATTCAATTCTTTTGTTGCTCTCGTCGTAAAGCGCCATTTATTTTTTCTTTCGCACTTTTATATCTTTTTCGGCTTCAGATTTATCAAGATACCATCCTTCGTGGTCCGCGTATTCCCTTGCGTCCACGCCCTCGACAAGTTTGCTCAACACTTTATTTTTCTCGATGTAATAAACTTCTACTTTCATCCGCCTCCACCTTTTGACTTTTAAGTTAAAGGGGCGCATGGCCCCTAAATTTATGATAAAGTTACGCCATGCTCTTTAAGCACTACCCATTTATCGCCTACAGATATAAGCACAAGGGTTTCGTTAGCGGCATCAAAGCTTGCTGACGACGCTGCCGTTCCGCCGATTACGTTTGTTAACGCAAGCGTAACGGCGTTAGTGTCTGTCGTAGCGGTCATTTCGATTACCAACAATTGATTCGGTCTTGTCGGGGCCGCCAGCGTTACAGCGTAAGTACTCGATGAGGGGCCAGTGATATCAACGTAGTTAGCATCAAGGCTTATCGCACCCGCTTCTGTAATCGCTTGCTCTTTCCCGGCCAGCGTTGCCCCAAGAATTGAGCCGCTCGTAATGGCCACCGAAGTACACGAGCATGATGCAAGGGTTCCACCGGTGATCGCCACTGACGATGCGTCTTGCGTTGCCATATCGCCAAGATTAGTTTCTTTGAGCTTGCGAATGCCTGTCTTCGGCTTCGACCACGATTCTACATATCCAGGATCTTCGCTCATTGCGCACCTCCTTATAGCTTCGACATATGCGCAATATAGTTTATACCCGTCGCGATCGTTCCGGCCACAACGGTGTATAATCTACAATATCGATAGTATGTACCGTCATACTCATTGTCAAAATATAGCTTGTAGCGCCCTGTAGTCGAATCCTGATCGCCTTGCAATACCTCGTTCGCGCCCAATTCCAGCTTTGCGGCCGTTACATATGTGCTTGCAAATGTTGCAGAGCTTGATAGCTGTACGCAAATGTCGTAAACTTCATCGTTGCTTGCGATTTCAATCGCTGACACATCAATGTTCACGACGCCCTTGACGACGCCGGTGCCGAGATCAATTATCTTCGCGGCGCTATCTACTTGTGCGGCTGCTGACGATGCGACCAAACCAGCGTCTTTCATTTCAAGATCCGAATCAAACATATATCGCGGCTTTACTTTTACGCCTAGTACACTTTCAGTCATTTTTTTTCTCCTATGCTGTTACGGCAGCGTTTTTAATACCGCGAAGTCTTGCGGCGGATTTACCGTGCATTAGCGCGAGTGACGCATACCATTCTACTCGCGTGCGATAAACGGGCTGGGTATCAATTTCGCCGAGATCTCTTACATCAATCCCGCCGTTTTGCAACAATGCCGAAACGCCGGGTTCGGTCGACAAGCAATAAATTGACGTTGCTGTTGCAGTTGATCCACCGCTACCGACTTCGTCGAATGCCAGTATCGCTGACGCTTCATTATCAAAGCCAGTCGTAACGATTTGTATATCGTTCCAGCTTGCGATTCTTCGGCCAAAAGAATCGGTCGTAAAGTTCAGTGTCCCGCCTACCGAAGTAGTTCGCGCGGCTTTACTAAGCAATCTGAGCATTGTCGGGGCCATAATAAAAATCTTGCTCGAATTATCGCCTTCGACGATATCCGGCAACTCATCAAGCTTTAGCAGCGATAAAGCATCACCGCCATCTGTCGATCCGGCTTCAATGATTTGATTTCCGGTCAATCTTACTTGCAGCCCGTCGAACTCTCTCGGGTCGCTTGACGAATCGCCCTTGATAAGCGTCTTTTCGAGTTTTAGGGCCAACGATTTTACTTTCATTAACTCTTGAGTCGTCCGTTGTGCTTGCCCCATTGTATCAACAATAAACTTATCAACGTCGAGATCGCCGCCAGCAATTACAAGGCTTTCTACTTGTGGGTTCAAAACGCCCGTACTTTCCGTGTATGCTTCGTTAACACCCCTAAAACCAACGCCCGGTAACGATTCCTCCCGATTCCACTTATAAGCGTTACCAGTAATATCCATCAGTGGCAATCTGCTGGTAATAGGTGCATTCTTGGCAAAATGCTCTACAATTCCTGCTTGTACAGGGTCTTCATATTGTTTTGCCGCTTCAACTAATGTAATAGCCATTTTTAAAATCCTTTATTTTACGCCCCTCCCATAATTAATCTTCTGGGATGGGGTCATATCTTTCCAGTTTGCTGGCAGCGATTTGCTTCCGCCTTCGCTGCCAGCGCCGGATGATTGTCGACCCTTGAACAAAAATGGATACTTTTCCTTCATGCTCTCGACAACATCCTCTACCGTTTTTGCAGTTTTTTTCCCGTCCTCAACAATCCAAAATTCGCCATCTTCATATTCCATACATTTTGCGAGCTTGTCGGACAGCACTTCGATTTCGCCCGTGCCGTTAGCATGCTTCGAGGCTTCTTTCGTGCAATATTCCGAGATTCTTGTTTCTTTCAACTGCTTGCGAATTTCGTTCTTTTCGTTTTCAAGCTTTGCTCGCTCTGTCTCAATGCTTTTTCTGAGATCCTCGTCGCCCTTACTATCCCGCGGCGCTTTTTTAAGCTCTTCTTCTTTTTCAGAAAGTTTGGACTTTGAGTCGGCAAGCTTTTGTAGCAATTCGTCTCTTTTGTTTTTAAGTCCTGTAACGTCCTCAACGCCATCAACGTCAAGCCTGTATTTGCCGTCTTTCTCTACATACAAATCGCGAAATTTTTCGTCGACCTTGTCGATATCGTCAATAACTAACTGCAATGCCATCTTGTTCCCCCTTGGGTGATTATTGTCTCCTTGAGACTTAAAGTATTAATTTATCTTTTAACTCTAACTGCTTAAGATTATATATTATACCATCTCTATTTGTAAAGCCTTTTATGCTTAAGCCTTTTCGAAAAAGTTTCGCGCGCTCATATCCAAGCACCTCATTTTGATACTCTTTAGTTTGTTTTCGTAAGAAACCATCATACGAAATCCGCGAATCCACTGGCCCGAACTGAGACGACCGAACGCCGCCGCCGGGGTCAGCAAGAAACTTGTCGCGAATATTTGGCGACAGCGCAGATCTGCAATTATAGTGTAATGGCGGTATATGCCTTGTCGATAACGGTAATACCTCGCCATCCAAACCGGCACAAATTAAAGATGTCCGCGAATCGAGGGTTGCGAGAAACTTATATCCGTTAAACATCCACTGATTTTCGCCGATCAACTCCATCCTTGCTTGATTTGCTGTATGATTAGTAGCCGTTCGCACGACAGCCTCAATCTCGTTACGCGATCGCTTAAAAGATATCTGCTTTACATCAGATATTATTTTATCTGTTGTATCGCCGAGACTTACTCCTGTAGCAATAGTTGAGCTGATATTGTTGGCTATGCTCTTGCCGAGCTTTTTATACATACCGGCTAAATTTGTTTTTATTTTTCTTTTGCCGGACACAAGGGATATCTTACTATCGGCCAGCGATTTAACAAGCTGTGCAGGATCAACATAATCCAACTTAGCTATGCTTGACGCTGTTATCATTTTACCGGTAAAACTATGCTCGTATATCGCAAAATCCTCAAGACTCGAAATTTGGTCTATAGCGAGATTCGACTCATCGTAAATTTTAATTATACTCTTCGCGAGAGCCATCAGCCGCAGCTCAAAATAGTCAGATCCGACCGTATCCAACCTACGAACGATCTCGCGCTCAATTTTTGCAAGTTGAGCCATGGCAAGATTGGATAAATGACCACCATGCCTTTGTACAAAAATTTGATGCTTTATAACTCTTTCATTAAGTAATGTCTGCGACATTTATGACTCCAAATCATTGCCTATCCCGAGCATTGTCCCGTCCGCAACATCGCTATCATCCCTTTCCGGGTCGACAATGCCGATTCTTTTAATTCGATCCCTTACGTCGATTTTATCAATAATCCCGCGATCAAACATGAGCATTGATGCTGTAATCTCTTGCGGAGTAAGTGTTTCCGGAAATAGCTCCCTATTCAGTTTTATTGATATTTTATCTTTGTCACCGCCCATAAAATCACAAGCATAGCCCAAAAGTCGCTCAAGCCCCTTCTCGGCGTTACTTAATAAAGTTTCAATCCGCGAAACTTCACTTGCCGAGTCGATTCGCCGCGCCTCAGCCGTCTGCTGAACGGTCGTCGGGGATATCATCTTTGCTGCGATTGCTCTCATTTGCTCCTCTTTTTTTGTCATGCCTTCCATCGGCTGGCTATTTGGGCTGAGTTGTAGTAGCTGAGCGCTAAAGCCTTGCCCGCAAAGGCCGCCCCGTGAACCAAATCTTACGCCGTTAGGATTTATTTCGCGAAATTTTTCGGAATCGACAAGCCCTGTATCAATTACCATATAGCCCTGTCCGGACATATGGCAAGACTCCTCAAAGTCTGCCGAATTTATATAATGCCCGAGATTTAAATATGCTATATCTTCAAGCATTGGGCGGTCCAGAGTTGAATCGTTACTTTCTGCCCCAAAAGTAACGAGGGGGATCTCATTTAGCGGCTTTCCCTGGGCCAATGGCAACGCAAATTCCTCTACGACTTCCCCCTCCTTATTTCGCGTTTCGTACATATAGCTACCGTCAATAAGAGCGAGCGTTTTATATTGTATCGCCGCTTTACGTTCGTAGATATCTTCGCCCGGCTCCCAAATTGCTTCCTTGAGCACAGTTAAAACATTTTTGCGATGGCCGTTTATTATTTGATCATGCCAATTGTGTCTATCTTCAAAATAATATCTTGTAAATCTCGCTGACGCCCCTATAATAGCCTCTTCGTAAGCCGAAATGCTCGGATCAACTTTTGAGTAATCACATAGGTACGGCGCGCTACCAGCTATCATCAATTCAGACAATATATCCGTTATCATTTCGTTGATTGGCTTTCCGGCCCCGTCGCAATCGCCTATCATATATTCGAGCTGTGGCGGGACTTCGATCACATGCTCCTTACGATTTATCATCCCCAAGAAGCCATGCAGTGTACGTCCAACAAAATTTATATATTTTGCTCTTTGCTTATAGTCTTCGTACCATTCCGTCTCAGACGAAAACCTAAGTGGTAGATAAAGCGTTCCGCCCGCCTTAACTACATGCTCGCCAGCGACACAATCCCGTACTGTTTTCACCGGTGTTATTAAATCTTTATACTCTTCGCGCTCCGTCGTAACTGGCATTTATCGTCTCCTAAAAGTTACCTCAGTGTTAACATAATTACCATGGATAGGATATTGATAATCTATAAAATATCCTATAGCGGTAGTTATGTGCTGATATTCATTTCGTTGATCTTCTTGAAATGCTGACCCTTCCTGCAATTGCACAGTCGCCAATCCTTTATGCGACCACGGCGCAGTATTCGTATTTACAAAAAGCCTCACTTTGCCGTCTGCGCTCTTTATCATTGCCCTTAAAGCATTTTGTCTATCTTTTATGGCGGGCGCTTTTGTTTTCACGCGACGGCTATATCTCCAACCGTT